TAAATCTTATATGCAATCAAAATATATTGATGAAGATTTTGGTCGTCAATTAATTGAAAAAAAATTAAAAGAGATGGAGATGGTTCCATCTGATTTAGATACTTCTAGAATTAATTTTTCAATTGGAACTCAACCAAATAATATTTTAAATCAAAGCGAACCAACACAGCTTGCAAAATTTCTTGTAGATGATTTATCTCCCGGTCCATTAAAAGATGAATTAACTAAAGACTATGATGATTCTCAAGAAACACATGAAGAATATTTAAAAAGAAAATCTATTCCTGATAGACCTTTTAATTCAAGTTTAGAGGAATCAACAATAGGTCCTGGTGGATATGAAATGACTGCTGGTCTTAGTTTTCCAATGAATTTAAAAAAAGCAAAAGATGCAATTCAAACAGGTAAAGTTGCATTTAAAGATGCTCGTAAAATAGTAAATTATTTTAAAGATCAAATGCAGGGCTATCAAGGAGCAACTAAAATTGGAGAATCTACTAAAAAAGATTTTATCCCAGATGCAAATTTTTTAAAAGTTTTTAATGATTTTAAAAACAGATATTTTCAAGGAAATGTTTCTAAAGCTTCTAAAGATTTAGGGTTTCATGAAAGATATCCTAAAGATGTAGAGCAAAGATATTTTCAATCACAAACTGGTTCAAGAACATTACCAGAAGAAGGAAGATTACTTACTAAAGATTTTATAATACCAGAACCTTCTAATGGAATGGAGTTTTCAGAAATGACTACACTCATGAAAAGAGATCCTGAAAAATTTACATCATTAAAACTTGATAAAGAAGATCCTAATAAATTTTTAGATACAGAATCTTTGGGTCATTATTTAGGATTAAAATTTGACAGAAGTGATAAAGGGAATTTAATAGGTTCTGGAAAAAATCAATATGATTTTTTAGCATTACAACTTAAAAAATTAGATGTTAAAAAAAATAATTTAGGTCAATATAATGTTAATGATGCAATTACTAAACTTGTAGAAAAAAATAAAACTAAATTAGTTAAAGGTGAAAGAAAATCTGAAATGGGTGCAGGTAGATATGACCTTGAAAAAAAATTTGATCCAGAATTATTTCAAATAAGAAATTTAGCTAGAGATAGAGTTTTAAAAAGATCAAAGGGTTTAGATATATACTTACCTAATGCAGTTGATAATGCGGGTCATCCTTATTCTTTGACCAAATCTGAAGAAAAATATAAAAATCTTTTCAAGGATTCTAATATGAACAAAATTAATACCCTTGTTTATCAAGATCCTTTAATAAATAAAGAATTATTTAAAACATCAGGTTATGAATCAAAATACGATAAAATGTTTGATGAACTATCTAAGATTCAAAATAAAAAAATTACTCCTGAAATACAAAAAGAATTATTAAAAATAAAAAATAATTTAAATGAAAATTATAACTATGTTAAAAATATAATTAAAAGTCCTAAGGAACTAAGTAAATATCTACCTAAAAACACAGATCAAAAATTTATAAATTACTTATCTAAAACTCAAGGAGATAGAATTCAAAAAATAGATATTAATATACCTGAGGTTGGAAAAACATTTAAATCAAAAGATGTTTTTGTAGATATGTCTTCTGTAAATCCAAAATATATTTTAGGTTATGTTAATAATATAAATCCCAATGCAAAAAAATTTAAAGATTTAAGTTTGTCAGAAAAAGAATTATATAAAAATAATCTATTACTGCAAAATGCAGAAATTGTTTCTGAGTTTTATAGAAAAGCAAAATTTCCTGAAGAAGACGTAGAAGCAGTAAAAGAAACAGTAGGTATGGAATTCGCTCAAGGTGGCCGTGCAGGTTTTAATGAAGGTAAATTAGCAAAAGTAGGTAAGGTTGCAGGTAAAACTATTAGTGCTATTGACGCTCCTCTTACACAAGCACTTTTTGGTCTAGGTTATACAGCTGGAGAAGACCCTTTATTTTATACCATACCTGCTGCACTTACTGAAACAGTAAATAAATATTTAAACCTATATGAAAAGTCTCCAAGTAAAGCTAAAAATTTTTTAAAGTCTACTTTAAGATTAATGCCGATTGAAAAAGCTAAAAAATTCTATCCTATTTTTTCTAAGGTAGGTAAAATTGGTTCAACAACAGGATATCCTTTTTTAAAAGCTGCATCTGAAGGATTAAAAGAAATTAAAGTAAGAGGAGAAACAGAAAGAGCTGCAGCTGATTTTAAAATGTCTCCACAAAAAATGAAAGATCTAAGAAGTAAATCTATATTAGCAAATTTACCTGAAATTAAAGATGACACTTATGTTCCAACAGAACAAGATTACTCAGAAGCAAATGAAAAAATACAAAAAGCAAGAGATGCATTTGCACTGCAAGCAAAAATATTAGGGTCTATAGTTGGTTTAACTGAAGATCCATTAGCTGAAAAAGAATCTATTTACACTAGAGGTCAACAAGTTCCAATGTCATTGGAAAGGGTACAAGAAGGTAGAGCAGAATATAGATATGGTGGAGATACGATGGGTGGCATAAATGATAAATCAGTATCTAGTCCTGGTCCAGATCAATCTAAAGTTTCAGATAGACAAGAACGTAATAATCAAAGAGCTGTAGCTGAAGCACAAATGGTTAATAAAATAAATGAAGCACGAGCAAAACAAAGTCCTTTTAAAACTTATTTAGATCATTCTCTTTTTACAAAAGGATTAAAAAGAGTTGGTTCCATTCCAAATTATCACCAATTAGGTGGATATGATTTTATGTCCAGATTTCCAAATACACCTCCATCAATTGCAAAAGGTTTAGGTTATGCATATCAAGGACTAAGTGAAGGAATTAGATCACTAAATCCTTTTGATAATTATTCTTTTCAAGATGCAATGACAAAAGCAGGAGAGGAAGGAAGATTAAATGCATTAGGAGTTGATGCTTATGGAAATCCAACAAATTCAATAACACAGCAATATTATAATTTACCAATAGATTTACAACCTAACTATGCAACAGGTGGCCGTGTAGGTTTTGCAGATGGACCAAAACCTTCAAAAAGAAATTTTTTAAAGATGCTAAGTTTAATTCCTGCTGGAATCATGGCAATAAGAGGTGGACCTAATTTATTAAAGAAAGCAAAACAAGTTGTACCCGCTGCTGAAAAAGTAGCATCTGAAGCAGAAAAAATATTTTTTAATTTAGTCGATGCAGTAAAAAATAAAGGTATTTTGAAAAAATTAGATGAGATGACTGATTATAGACAAGGTGGTGCCTATCATGAATATAAAGGTGCAGAAGTTTTAGAAGATGGTGGATCGATTACTGCAAGATTTAAAACAGATACAGGTGCACCTGCTGAAATTGTTTACATTAAACCACAAAAAAGAATAGATCCTAAAACCGGTAAAGAAGTAGAATATCCGGGTGAGTTTGATTATGAAGCTCAAGAAGTAGGAAGAATGAATCCTGAAGGAGATGTAGATATTGATGCAGAATTTGAAATTATGGATAGTCTTGAAGACGTAAAGAAACTGATTAATGACTAAACGATTAACCACTACAATACCCCCTAAATCCGGCCCCATGCCTCAGGGCTTGAATATTAAATATAATACTGTTAAAGTCCTCAAACAATCTGGAGAAAAAATAAATGGCAGACAACATAGACAAAGCGCTTCCAAACGAGCCTAGAAAAGAATTTGAAATTCCTGGAGAAGAGGAGATCAAAGAAACACTTGTAGAAGAAGTAACTGAAGAACAAGAATCCCCTGGACCCGTAGACATTCAAGAGAATGAAGATGGTTCCGTTGATATTAATTTAGATCCAGGTGCAGCAACACCAGAAGGTGGTGACGAGCATTATGCTAACTTAGCAGAATTTTTACCAGATGATGTTTTAGGTCGAATGGCTTCTGACTTAAATTCTAAATATCAAGACTATGTATCTTCAAGAAAAGATTGGGAGAAAACTTATACTCAAGGTTTAGATTTATTAGGTTTCAAATACGATCAAAGAACAGAACCATTTCAAGGTGCATCCGGTGCAACCCATCCAGTTTTAGCAGAAGCAGTTACTCAGTTTCAAGCATTAGCCTATAAAGAATTATTACCAGCAGATGGACCTGTTCGAACACAAGTTCTTGGAATTCCAACTGCAGAAAAAACACAACAAGCAAGTCGTGTAAAAGATTTTATGAATTATCAAATTATGGATCAGATGAAAGAGTATGAACCAGAATTTGATTCTATGTTATTCCATTTACCTTTATCCGGTTCTACTTTTAAAAAAGTATACTACGATGAAGTGGAAGGACGAGCGGTATCTAAGTTCGTTCCTGCAGATGATTTAATTGTTCCGTACACAGCTACCTCATTAGATGATGCGGAAGCAATTATTCATCGTGTAAAAATTTCTGAAAACGAATTAAGAAAACAACAAGTCGCAGGTTTCTATCGAGATGTTGATTTAGCAAAACCTGAAGACAAAGAAACAGACGTTGAGAAAAAAGAAAGAGAATTAGAAGGCATGTCTAAAAGTAGAAACGAAGACATGTACACTCTTTTAGAATGTCACGTCAATTTAGATATTGAAGGATTTGAAGATGCAGATCCTGAAACTGGTGAGCCGTCCGGGATTAAACTTCCTTACATTGTAACTTTAGAAGAAGGATCACGTGAGATTCTTTCTATTAAAAGAAACTATGAAATAGGAGATCCAAAGAAAAATAAAATACAATACTTTGTACATTTCAAATTCTTACCTGGTTTAGGTTTTTATGGTTTTGGTTTGATTCACATGATTGGTGGATTAAGTAGAACTGCAACTTCTGCATTAAGACAATTACTAGATGCTGGAACCTTATCTAATTTACCTGCTGGATTTAAAATGCGTGGTATTAGAATTAGAGATGATGCACAGTCTATTCAACCTGGAGAGTTC